GTACAAGATCAATCTTTAATCTATCGGCACCAGGAGCAGTGAAATTAGAGAATCCCTTTGCGTTGTCATATAGTGAAGTATCATCCTTGACAGTAGATACAGTCTCAGAAATAACCAATCCAACTCTATATGATGGACGATTCGAATATTGCTCTAAAAGCAGAGTTTGCTTGGATACTCTGGCAAATGTGCCTCTGAGGAACATTACACCTTCTCCAATATGTGCTGCAGCACCAATGGAGTTGGCATTTTCTGCAATACAAGTTGCAAAGGTATTACCAACGGGAATAGTTGTATTACCGTAATCTACTGCCTCTAAAGTCTCAAGGTTTTCTCCATCTGTAAAAGATGCAAATGTATTTGTATTGCCAGAGTCAATAAATTTGACGTAAAGCGTGATATTATTTCTCTCAGACTCATTCTGCGAAATAACATGCAGAACTTGAGCAGTTACGTTGGACTCCTGTCCAACGATTCTTTTACCAACAAAATTATCAATATATACGCTTACATCACCACCTTGATGAGTTGCATTAATTTCAACAGCATAAAACTGATCGTCATACATTACATTGCCAGGAATGACAATGGATCCTTCTTTGAAGATATGACTTCCAAATTTTTCAATTTGATTCTGCAGAATAGACTGCAGAGTCGTCAGTTCTCTTGCCTGAATAGGAAAACCAGGCTTGAATAGAACACGATAGTAATCCTTATTAGGATCAAAATCGTCGTAATATGGATTGACGTTCAGATTTGTCTGTTGTGGCATTTTATTAGAACTCTAATACGATTTTAACGTCTTCCTTCTGTCTCTCATTCCTGGTAACAGAGGGCCTATTGTCAAGGTAGATAATCTCTCCTCTCCTTTTATTTATTTCTGGATTCGCAAGTCCATCTGTAAAGTTCACTCCCAAATTGACAACTCTGCCAGAAGTCAAAGTTGTTGTTACACCACTAAAGTTTTGATCAACGTTAACACTAAATGATCCACCTGTTTTTGTAATCGCATTAGCACTTGATGTAAAATCAACAACAGGTGCAATATCATCTACGTTAGTAGCATCAGTTTCATCATCAGTATTAACATTGTAATACAAACTTCTATCCTGATAGTATTTGATAACTCTAGTTTCAGTATCATAAGAGGCAACAATACCTCTAGCAGTTGTTCCTACGCCAACAGTCTGTTCAATTTTATCACCAACACTCAAATCTTGAGTAGCACTTTGGGATTCAAATTTGATAGAATTCAATGCAGAGAACTGATTATCCGTAATGATTGTATTAGTTCCTCTTTGCGTTGGATTTTTTACAATTCCAACCTGAGCAAAAATAGTGTCATCAGCAAAATCATAAGAGGAGTTATCAAATCGAGCATACATCAAAACCTTGTCAGCACCCAACTCTTTATAGATATCATACCCATGTCCTCTAGATGGGGGGATAATAGGAGTTAATTTTGCAAAAGAAGATGTGGCAGTTTGCACACCAGAGTTTTCTCCAGAAAGATCAACTCTGCCAAAGGAATATCCAGATCCACCAGAAGTAATCTGAGTTTCTGTAATTTGCCCAAGAGAGTTTGTAGTAATTCTAACTCTACCACCAGTTCCATCACCAAGAATTTCAAATTCTTTAGCAGTAAATTGTGGATATCCTAGTCCTGGTTCATCAATAGCAACCACTTTAATTTGGTTGCTGTTAGTCTCAGAGTCCCCATTATCTCTTACAGCCTGGATTCCAGTGCTAGTGGTTGTTAACCAATCATTGGGAACAGTAATATATTCTGTAGAGTCAAATTTAACAATATCACTAGGACTAATAGTATACAGGTATTTCCAAAGATAACCATCTCCACTTGTTCCTGCCTGAGTAGGCTCAACATCAGTAAATGTTGGTTCGTCAAGTGAAGCAGATGGAGTCGTTGAAATACCAGTCGCAGTCCCATTATCTAAACAAATATAAACACGAAACTCACTATTAACAACGTAATAGTTGGAATCATACAGTCGGTTAGAACTAGTTACCTGAGATGGATTAGTAGGACTATAGTCATGCCTATAGTAATCATAAGTAGATCCTTGAACCCACGCAACTTTTCTTACAAGTCTCCTTGCATTAGCAGAGGTGACACGTTTGCCAAAAAGCATAGTGTCAAAGACATGGTTCGAATAGTTAATATTATCAACAGGAAAGGGAGGTCCTGCCGTCCCATTCCATGTTGAAGTTCTACCATATCCAGAAGCTGTGGGATCAGATAGGCTCATGAATGCATAATAAGAATTAGCAGTATTTGCTACCGAAGCAACAAAATTTTCTGCATTCAATATTCTAAACTGATCTGTAATAATCGCAGACATTATTAACGATTTAGGTTTTTTTGTATTTATAAGGACTTTTTAAGAGCACCAGTATCTCTTAATCCAGTATTCCTTCTTTGGAATGTTGGATACGTTGTTAATCCAACGTCAAAGTGGTTTCCATCAGGTACGATGTCAGCCTCATTAGATCCTCTAGTAAATCCAGTAATTCTACCCCAAGTAAACTTACCTGCGGGATTATGATAGTCTCCAGTTGTTCCTATACCAACATAATTCGTATCAGGATCAATATAACAAGTAATAATTCCCGCGGTTCCATTAAACTGACTGTAATAAACCTCATAGATGTTATTGAGATTATCAGTAGAAATACCAATTACATTATCAGTGCCAATTCCTGTAGAAAGTGCTGCACCAACCAATGTAGTAAGTCCAGTACCCACTGCAGTGTCATATGCGAGGATTCTATATCCACGAACCAATTCTTCCCTTTCTGCTAAAGTTGGAACATCTTGAAGATCTACTTGGAATGTTACTCCCAATCCATCAGGTGGGATACTTAAGTGGAACTGAGATCCTACACCAGAATTATTAACAACATAAATTCTTTCACCATCTGGTTTGCATGTCATACTGTTAGTGACACCAGCACCAAGAACATACGAGGAAGTTGATCCGATACCAATCGTATCCAGATCAAAACCAGTGCTGAGATTATACTCAAGGAATTTGGTTTGATCACCACCAAGAACCAGCAGTTTTTCTCCATTTGAATTGAAGAACAATTCACATGGTGCTGCATCATCAGTAACTGTTACTTCTGTTGTAAATCCAATGGTTGTTATATCATAGGAACTAGCAAGAGCATACTCATAGAAAGTAGCATCTTGAGGAGATACAGTAATGATCTTTGAACCATTACTTACAACTTGGAATGCTCTATGTCCTAAAGTTTCGTTCGCAATACTAATTGTTGTTGAAATACCACTAACACTTGTAAGATCCCATGCGGAAGTCAATTCATATCTTGTAAGTTGAGTAGTAAAAGGAGCTTTATCTCCTCTACCCAATACAAATAGCATTGTTCCATCAGATCTAAAGTCAATATCATAAATGTCTTGGAAGTCAAGTTGAACATTAATGAAATTAGGAGCATTGATAGTAGCAGTATCAAGTTCATAACTGGTAGAAAATTCCCACTCATTAACTCTTAAACTATTTTGATCAGCAACATACAATTCATCACCACCATCTCTCAAGAATAATGCTTGTGGATCATTATTAGCACCAGAGGTAAGAGGCAACTGTTTTTTGTAAACAACCTTAGAAACATCAAATCCTCCAAATTCTTCCAATCTTGCATATGATGTTGTGATTCCAGTAATAATACCTTGATAACCTCTAACTCCAGCAGCAGAGATATTTGTAATAATTTCAGTATCAACTGTTGTAGTAGATCCAATACCAGCAGTAGAGAATCCAGCAATCATTAATGCACCAAGATCTGCTGTGCTACCATCAGCACCAAGGAATAGTTCATTATGATCTACAAAAATTTCAGTAGCACCAGATCCTACATTTCCAATAATTCTTGCTGTTGGGTAAATTTGTGCTTCAATAGAATCTCTTGCTTTAGAGATTAATCTACCACCAAGATACTTGTCACGCTTTTGTTTTATCCAAGCAACTGGTTTAGGTTCATCTGTATTAACACCTTCACCTCTATAGAGAGTTGTTTCAATTTCACTGGAAGATTTAATACCAACTACTGTTCTGGAACTCTCTTGCGAGAAATTGGAGAATGTGTAATCAGCATCATTTTTCTCAATAAGTGGAGTTCTTCTGAGGAGGATTTCATCACCTTCTTTGATAGTTTCATATACATCCTGTAAGAAACTATCAGTACCACCTGTTCCTCTATAGAAGAAGATTGCAATTTCATCCTCTTGTAATGGTGCCTCAGTAAACTTGATAGAAGTGCCTCCGAAGAATTCATATGACTCTCCAGGAATTTGCAGAACACCATTAACGAAAACAAGCAACAAATACCTAATATCAATCAGAGCAGAATCTGGATCACTGGAATCTGTTTCAAAACTAATCAATTGATCATTATATGCTAGTGGGAATCTAGTATTAATACCATCCTGGAACTTTTTGACACTATCAATATAATCTAGTTGTCCAAACTGATATGCTGAAATTCTATCATTATATGCATCAACGATACTCAGAGTAAAGTCTTGATAACTATCACCAGCAGTAGGATCAGTTGTAATGCCAACAATACGGAGAACATCGCCACGCAGGAATCCATATCCAGTCTTAGAAATCTGGAATTCCTTCACTTCAAACATAGTTGCACCAAATCCAGTAATAACAACACCACCAGTTCCAGCAGTGTAATTGTAAGTGGTTACAGTATTGGCAGCACCAATGTTAATCTCAAATCTATTCTCATCTACAAAATCAAGAACAGTATAATCAAATCCAACATCACTGAATGGGAAAATAGTTCCACCAGCACCAACAGGTGCATGTGGGGAGAATTGAAGATTTTCTAATCTGATAACATCACCAGTCGTATATCCATGTCCAACAACACTGACTGTAGACAATCCAGTATTTTCATCATATACAAAGTCAACAATGTTTCTTGACTGGAAGTGAGTATTGATTCCAAGAACACCAACAGAAATTGACATTCCAACACCAACAATAGTTGTATTTCCAACTCCTAATCTAGAAACACCTTCAATCTGAAGGTTATCATAAGATGGAGGTGCAATATTAATGGTTGGATTTGTATATCCACTACCAGCATTGGTAATTGTAAATGCCAGTGTTCCACCAGCACCAACAGTAGCAGTAATTTCTGCCACTGTTCCAGTATGTCCAGATTCAGTAACTGCAATGGCAGGAGCAGTTACAGTCGAATATCCACTACCAAAACTAGCATCTGTCCACTTAGCAAAAGTACCACCACTAGTGTATGTGTGAGCAAAAGTAACTATGCCAACTTGTGTTTCAAATGTTGTGTCTGAAAGAATCTTAGTGGCATAGTATGGACCCGCTGCCTTGACTTCATAAGCATTTCCAGCACTAGATCCAGAACCAACATAAGTATGTTCAATTGTTGAAACACCAACGTTAACTAAGAACGTGTTTGTTCCTGCAATGCCAAGAATTGGATATTTGTTGATATCTACAGCCTTTGATCCAGAACTACCATCTGGGAAAATGGAAGTTGTAATACCACCGTGTGGAGTGGAGCAAGCAAAACCAATATTAGAAAGATGTACCAGTCTACCAATTCTGAAATTATGTGAAGATGTTAAACCAACAGTAGCAAGTCCAGTTCTGTTGTCATAGACGAAAGAACTAATGTCAAAGTTTACACCTTGTTCCGTTGGGAAGCTAGTAACATTATGGTAAGGACTTGAAGAATCACAGGAGAATGTCAAGGCATTCAAACGAATCTTATCACCAACACCCAATTCATGATCAGAACTTGCCGTAACTGTTAAAATACCAGTAATATGATCATAGGCAGCAGTTGAAATGGCAATAAATGTTCCTGTTGTAGAAACACCAGAAATCGAATTAATTTGTCCAAGTGTAACTGTAGGAATTGCTTTAGCAGGAACTAATGGTGCAAATCCAAGTCCAGTTGTAGAACCAAATGTAATGGGAACACCGCCTCTTGGCAATTGATTCTTATTAATATCGGTTTCACTAATAATCTGTCCAGTATCAGAACGAATACCCGTAAACGTAATAGTGCTAATGCCAGCTTGCTCACCAATGGCAAAGTTATTATCTGGATTATTTGGAGAAGATGGTGACTGGAAGATACCATTAATGAATACGATACCATTACCACCTGTTGAACCAATACCAGTAACATTATTAGTATCAGATAAAAGATCAAAAGAAGACGTAACACCATCAAATTGATCAGAGATATCATCAAATATTAAGTTGGTATCATAATCACTTCTAAGGTAAACTCTTCCTTGGAATGAAGATCTTGGTGTAGGAAGATCTCTCTCATCCTTTGTAACTACACCGGATCCTCTTGGTGGAGAAGTAAAATGAATGGTACTATCAACAATATCATATGCACCTCTATACAGTGCTACTGAATCAAACTGAGCATGATCAACTTCTCTAGTACCAATAAATCCTCTCTCAACCTGAACCATTGGCAAAGTGCCAAGTCCAGTAATTTCTCCAGCATTGGTTGTTCCCACACCAACAGTCTGAACCAACATAAATTCATCATTAATTTTCAAAATATCTGTAGCACTAACTGATGCAATTCCACTAACTTGGAAGATAGTAGTTCCTACACCAACAGCATGCATAGTTTGTTCATCAAATGGTGTTCTGGCAATAGGACCTTGAGCCACATTATCAATAGTAAGAAGTGTTTTCGACGATTTCTTATTCATAGCAAAAACGTGCTTATTACCCATTCCAGGATCGGTAAAGGTAAGAGCAGTTCCTGCTAATGCATTTGCAGTCGAAATAGCAACTCTAAATTGATTTTGATTCAATCTAATAGCATAAACAGTATCTGGCAGTCTAGAGGTAGAACCACCACCAACTACAATTGCAGTGGATCCAACTCCAGCAAGATTAGATCCTGGTCTGTAATCTAATTGCTCACCAGTAGTGAAAAAGTTTTCAATAGTGAATGTTCCTGTTGTTGTACTTAGAATTCCTGGATCAGCAGGATCAAGAATCTTAGCAAAAATAGGAACTCCCATATGTTTTGCTTCAAATGCAGTTACTTCTCTTTGGTTCTTACCAAAATATGAATTCTGCGCAACGTTGGAGTTAATGAGTCCATAATTTAAATCACCAATGCCACTTAAAGTGGCATTATTATCAACATCACCGTATAAAATTTCACTGAAGGATTGTGTCAGAATATCACCAGTATAATCTGGATGGAACATAATATCCAAACCATCATTGCTATATTGTGCAGAGAAAGTACCAATACCATTAGAATCGTTTATTGCCTGATAAGCAAAGCTTGCAAGATCAGCTTCGTTATCTGAGAAATAATCATTTACAAGATATATTTGATGAAGTGCTGATGTTTCACCAATACTGACTCTAACTGTAGACTTAAGAGATCCATCTGCTCTGCTGCTGATACCACTAATTTTAGTAGGTGTTCCTCCAGTTACTGTAGCAAAATTAGATTCATATCTACCTGTTCTTTCTGTCCCATCAGCCGTTCCTTCAAGTTTAAATCTATATGTACCTATACCAGATGTCGTTGATCCAATACCAATCGTTTGGCTTCTAATATTAACAGTGTTAGTGCCATCGTTATGATAAATTAAACTTACAACGCCAGAGTCTAATGATGCTCCAAATGTACCAATAAAATTACCTGACAATCCATTGAGTCCAACATTAGTATTAAATGCAGAAAGTTCTGCAAGATGTGTATCATCACCTTCAGTGGTAAGAATAATCTCAACATAATCTACTCTTTTATCAGTTTCATCATAAACTTCAATACTAGTGTAGATAGTATCTGTAATAGCAGTGCTAAATCCTGCAATTGTTGCACCAACACCAGCAGCAACTTCTTGATTTCTGCTAATCAGATCAACGAATCCAATAGATGTAGATCCAATTCCAGTAGTTCCCTCAAGGAATTGTGTTTGAAGAACTTTGATATCATAATCAGTATTATCTGGTTCATATGGTGAGAATCTCAATGAATATTGAACACCGTCAAATTCACCATTATATTCACCAATAGTTTGCCCAACACCTGCCTTTTCTAAAGCATATGTG